GGTCAATTCTCTCTGCAATTTTTTCCTCAGCCATCTCAAGCGTGATGTATAATACGTTCTTCCCTTGGAGTAACACACTGCTTGCGACATGACACATAAAGAGAGACTTACCAACACCAGTGCCAGCAAGAGCAATATTGAGTGTTTTATTAGGAAGACCACCCTTCGTAATCTTATTGAAAAAATCGAGGTCGAATTGAATTCGAGTTTCCTTTTGATGATAGTATTTGTATCTTTCTTCATAGTCTTGTAAATAATCGTGTCCAACATTATTATCAAAACTAACTGCTAATGCCTCTGACAATATAGAGGGAATAGCATCTCTAGTTTTTTTCTTTTCCGTATTACCATCAGAAATACTAATTGATTCAACAAGTGCAAGATAGATCGCACGATCTCGACACCATTTTTCTGTGGTATCAAACAACCATTGGAGGTCGCTTTTCTCTTCATTTAATTCTGTTACTAAATTACTTATATCTTTAAATCCTTCATCACTTATATCTGTTCTTTTTTCTGATTCAATAATAATTGCTTCTTTGGTTGGAAGATTATTATACTCAATTATAAATTTAGCAATCTCTTCAAATGTTACTTTCTCATGAAGACTTTCAAAGTATTCACCTTTAATGAAAGGTAATACCTTTCTAGAATACTCTTCATTAATTATTAAATTTTTTAGAATTGTAGTTTCAATTCGTTCCATAACTATATTCTTCAACAGCAATATCGTTTAACTTCTTCATTATATCATCAGTAAAATATTTGTCAGGATTCTTATATATTTCTTTTGCATAAACTTTCTTTCCATCCATTTCATATCTACCTGCGACATTCTTCCAGAGACCACCAAGTTCTCCAAGATCAAGAAGTCCATAGTATTTGTCAAGACCTCGTTCATCATAATACAAACGAATATCAACAGTTTTGTTTTCTTTACTTAAACGTGATTTATGAGTCTTTGCTTTGATAATGTTTCCGATGACTTCCTTACCATCCTTTTCTTTTTTCTTGCTGAGATAAATGATCGTAGACGCTGCATATTTGAGTCCACTACCTCCTCCCATTTCTTTAGTTGGTACATAAGCTCCGATGACATCATAAGTGTGATTTGTAACTATAAGTGGAATATTTGCCTGACCTAACTTGAGGGTAAGCATACGGAATGCACCTTTAACAAGTTGTGATTTAGTCATATCACGGACTTGCTTATCGTTCAATGCATCATTTATTTCTTTCTCTGTAGAAAGCATACCTAATGAATCAAGTACAAACATACAAGGTTTACGACTTTCTTCATCTGATTTTAAATATATATCAACTGCCTTTAATGCTTTACCTCTAAACTCTTCAATTGTTACAACATTTACAACAACCAACCGTGTCGTATCAACTCCACGAGACTCCAATAATCCTTTATTGACGGCTGCTTCAGTGTCAAAATAGAGACAATACCCATCAGGGTTAGTGTCCAAAAAGTTTTTGACAACAGCCAAGGAAAAATAAGTCTTTCCAGTAGAGCTCTCACCAGCGATGGCAGTGATCTTATTACTAGAAACGCCACCATAAATGGAACCGCTAACCACTGCATTAAAGATATATGATCCTGTGTCGATGAATCTTTCGTTTTCATCGATTTCGGAGGCAATTTGGGTGTAATCATCACCTATCTCTTTTACTATTTCTTTTAAAAAATCCATACTATGCTACAATGTCGAATACTTCTCGAAGAACTTTCTTATGTGGATATCCCTCTTCAATCAAAAATTTAGTTAATCTCAACTTTCTATGTAACTCATTTCGAAACTGCCTTTTCATTGCATCTGGATGATTTGATTCATTTAATGCATCCATTAACTCTTTCAATTCTTCATTGTTGATCGGTAAATCCATGATAAAAGTTTAAGTAATCTTATTATAACACCTTATTTTAATTTTGGCAATCAGGAGAAAAAACTTTCTAAAGTAATCTTTCTTTCATCTGACCAACCAATTGCATTCAATACTGCTTTCATCGGTTCAAGAAATGCCTTATCAAACTGAGTATCATAATCGACATACTTTTCTAAATCAAGTTCCTTTGGAAAATCTTGAATGAATGAAATCACATTCTCTCTCGTAGGATTTGGTTTTTTTAAGTAACAGAACTTTATCTTTTCACCATTCTGTATGTATGCATATTTCTTATCAAGTTTTCTTTCTTTGACATAATGATTGAATAGTAATGCACCACGAACATGCATTGGTGTTCCTTTTGCATATATTGTATTCGCACCTTTATACTTTACGACATTTGAAACTGACCTTGGGAAAGATATTTCTTCTGGTGGAAGAGACTTAAATTTATTTCGACAATCATCAATGTAATCTATCATCTCATCTTCCGTTCCACTCATCATCACTTTCAATCCATTCTTAATCATAGTTCGACAAGGTGCAGGTGTTGATGACTTAACTGCTTCAATACCCATTATTTTTAACTTGGCATCACCATATCGAACTCCTTCACTATCCCAGACATTTAAAATATATCTTTTCTTTGCTGTCCATATGCCACGATCTGCGATGTTCTCTCTTTTCATAAACATCTTTTGGTCATAAGCATTTACATAGTTGGCCAACGCTTGGTAAGAATCCGAAATATATTTCTCAAATTCCACTTCACACACCTTATCAAGGAAATTAACGACCCCTTCAGCATTCTTCTCTCTGCCTTCGAATACTGCGTCAATAAAAGGGCCCAAATTAAGATAAATGGAATCGGTATCAGAAGCAATAACATAATCAATGTCCTCCGTTTTTAAGATGTTATTTAATTTACGGTTCATTCGATTTTCAATCCAACGAATGGAAACCTGTCCCGAAAGCGTAATTGCTTCCGCATTTGCTAATTTAAAATAACGGAAGTACTGATTGCCGATAGCACCATAAGCAGAATTAAGAGATATTTTCTTTGCCATCTGAATGTTGTTACACCTTGCAATCTCTTTTTCAAGAGTCTTTGTTTTGTTTTTTTCATAAGCTTTCTTTGCCTCAATCATTTTCTTTTTGAAGATAACTCTTTCGTTATACATCTTCTCCATCAATTCGGGTAAGAACCCTTTGATGTCTTTCCGATACATCGCACCATTTGCACAAACAGCATTGTCTTTGTACATTTCAAATGTTATATCTTCGGAAAGTATTTTATCAACAGTGACAGATGGATGTCTTGTATCTAGTAAAGTCTCTGGAGAAATATTATATTGCATAATGAGATGAGGGTATAGACTATTAAGGTCAAAACTAACCACCCAATCATACTTTCCTGGTATCGGTTCCTTAACATAAGCACCTGCATATTGTGAATCTTTATCTGTTCTTACCTTTGGAGGAATCACAACGTTCTTCCTCTTCAAGTAATTATAGATGATTGAATCCCAAGTTCTTACTTGAAAAAACACATCAGTATAATTTACTTTAGCATCATATGCCATCGTTAGACAAAGTTCAATTAACTTCATCTTATCTTCAAGTTGGTCTACAAGTTCTACATCAATGATGTTATATTCAATAAATTTTTGCCAATTACCTGTATAGAAATCTCTAAAGGTATCAAACTCAGAGTGGTCTAATTTCTTTTTACCAAGTTCAACATTCGCAATATGATCTAGACGATAAGATTCTTGGTTTGTATATGTAAACTTACGATATAGATCAAGGTAATCAATGATTGATATGCCAGCCATCTCGCAAGATATTTGTTTTCGACCTTGTACAACAAAGTCTTTTTTTCGCACATAACCCCAAGGAGAAAGTTTACGAACTTTCTTTTCACCCATTAGTCTTTCTATGCGTCCTACAATGTATGGAATATCATACAACTCACAGTTCCAACCAGTAATCACCTCTGGAGTATTTGTCTGCCAATACTCTAAAAAACGATCAATTAAATTATATTCATCGGTGCACTGAACATATCTTACATCATCTCTTGTATTATTAAAGGGTCTAGATGCAAAACAAATTATCTTCTTAGTTGTATAATCTTGTAGAGTAATTGCAAGTAATTCTTCTGCACAATTAAAAACATCAGGGAAACCACTTTCAGCAGCAACCTCAATATCAATTGTGACTAATTTAATTTTACTAATATCAAACTTAATTTCCTCTTCTGGATATTTTTCAGAAATATATTGACAGATATACCTATCATTACCATAAACATCAAACCCCTCTACACCAGAGTATTTTTCAATAAATCCTTTACACTCGGATATTTTACCAGGTTTAATTGGTTCTACACTCTCTCCTTCAAGAGTTTTATACTTTGATTTTTTCTTCGAAGGTACATAAAAAGTGGGATGAAATGTTTCTCTCGCAGTAAAATGCTTGCCATTTTCATATCCACGGACAAGAATTTCATCAAACCTTTGATGGACATTTGTATAAAACCTCATCTGATAATTTTAGTATATTCGTCAAGTAATTTCTTTGTTGGATCAACTAATGTTAATATCTTGTCAGAACTCATAAACATTTCTTTATTAGGGGTTAAGTCAGACATCCACTTTGATAATTTCCCATCTATTATAATACATGGATTAATTAATTTACAATCTGGTTGACCAATATCGGCAAGAACTTCATCGATCTCAGATATCAAAATCGTTTGATTCGTTAAGTATAAGACTTGGATCGGGTTCGCTGGTTCCACTTCTTGATCCGTCGGTAGATCCGTCGGTATCATTAGATCGTCTTCCATTCATTTTCTCCTCGTAATTTTTTTTAACTGAATCAAGTGGTTCTGTAATACAGACTACCCAATCTTTATTTACAATTATA